CTTGAATTTTCTGGAGTCACCGTGCCCAAGAGTTTTGAAGAGTCCCAGCTCCCATGGGTGTGGTACGCCGCCTGTGGCTTACTTGAAAAGTATCTCAAGTGGGCCACTGCGGATCTCCTCGCCCGGGTGCTGGATCAATCAGAACTCCCCCCTCGACCTGACTGGGCTGAAGATCGTAGGATCTTCTTCTATGGCAAGATCTCCGGCCATTTGAAGAGGATCTTGTTGTTCTCTCGGCGTGGTGACAAGCGTCCTATCCGGTCTATCCGCCTGGCGTACACTTTGTACCAGGCTAAGTCGGGTTCCCTGCCAGTCCCTGATTCCTTTGTGAGTCAGAATCTCTCGGACTGTGAACAGAGACTAACGACCACTCGTGATCTGGTGGTCCCCGACGGGCTTCAAGATCGTATTTATGAAGCCATTGACCGGACAATCGCGGAGCTTGTTCCACAAAAGCGCGTCCGGATGGTTGAACATCTCCTCCCCTCCACAAGATCTTGCTTCCAGATGTCACGGAAGAAGGGAGGGGCCATCCGGTACCTGATAGGCCAGGGGTGCGAGACAGAGGCAGTGTCACGTGTGTTGTCACACACACTCCTCGGGTTCGTTCAAGGAGTCGATCAGAGAGTTTGGCCCATTTATGGCCCTGACCCTGACGATTTCCACGAACTCATGACCAAGTCTCGCGAGGTTGCGCTCCTGGCATCTACATGTGAGGCTACACCGGTGGCTTTGACCGAACCATTTAAGGTCAGAGTCATCACTCGTGGTTGTGCCCACCACTATCAGGTAGCGCGTCGGTGGCAAAGAAGGATATCCCCCCTGTTGGGAGGCCATCCGACGATGTCACTGACGCGGGGTCCGATTACTCAGAATCATCTTGATTGGTTCACTGCCCGACTTAGTCACCGGTTTACGCAAGGGGAAACCTTTTTGGTAAGTGGCGACTATGAGGCAGCGACCGATCATCTGGATCCTGAGTATTCGACCTACGCGCTTGGTGTCTTGCTCGACCGACTAGGTGTACCTCTAGATGATCAGATCATCCTGAGACGCGCCCTGGTCGGTCACCAATTGCATTTTGGGGAGGAGGTGAAGAAACAGGAGTGGGGACAGTTGATGGGTTCACCCATCTCATTCCCTATCCTCTGCATCCTCAACGTCGCTGTCACCAGGCTAGCGATGGACTGTGACGACAGGGGCATTGGTCTTGATGACCTCTGCTCCCAACCGTACCGGCCATCCCGGCAACTACGCGACTACCCCCTCTTGGTGAACGGTGATGATGTGGGCTTTGAGTCGAGTCCAGTTGGTTATGAGCTTTGGAAATTGCTCACGGCCGCCGTGGGTCTGAAGTTCTCCTTAGGGAAGAACTACACCTCACGGGACTTTCTCATCCTCAACTCTGCCCTTCACCAAATGCATCATGAGGCCGATTACTTTGGCCAAGCGAGACCACGCCTTGAGAACATCCCCTTCCTGCAATGTAGGTTACTGTGGGGTACCGAACGGTCAGTCTCGACAAGATCACAGGACGCCTCGAGTGAACGAGAGGCGCTGTATCGAGACGCGTTCAGTACTGGAGCCATGGCTCAGGACTTGTGCAGTGACTTTCCAGACCGTAAGGAATGGATCGTCAGCCGTATTATCCGACGTCAGCGGACAAGACTTCAGGGTGTGCCCTCGGGCATGTCCTGGTTTCTTCCCCGCCAACTCGGAGGTGTCGGTTTACCCTGCACGAGACCTGACCAGATCTCTCCCAAACAGCTTAAAACTGCTGCCTACATTGCCACACGTCAGCCAGGTGACATGGTTGTTCTGTCCTGGGCCATGCCCGAGCTTCCTGGATTTCTTGAGTCTTACCTCAAGGCTATCCGGGCTCAAGCAGGTCCCCGCATCCTCATACCGGTCGAACGTATGAAGGATGGGCAGACATTTCGTCACCTGACCAACTTCGCCGCCGCACATTACTGGCAGGCTGACGGTGTGGTCGCAGATGTTCAGCGACAGGAAGGTGCCTTCCGGAAGTTGTGGAAGGCCGCCCAGTCCACCTCACTCCAACCCATGAGCCTCAACAAAGCCCTCACCTGGCAGCAACCCTTCGGGATCGCCGTCCCCAGGTGGGTCTGAGCTCAGAGCACCAACTACTGCCTTGGAGTACTACTCCTTAGCCTCAGCAGGCGCCCCTCTCGATGATCTGAGAGTGGGTTCAGCTCCGACGCAACACTTGTGAACCAACTGATCGATTGGTGGGTCTCCCCTGGAGGCTAGGTTTGGTCCCCTAGCTCCCCCACTTCCAGAGTGGAGAGAAGTCCCACAACGTCCAGCTATCTTAGAGACGAGCCACCCTGGTGGTCCGGAATGTCCCTTTGTCTCTTCCATAGCTGCACGTAACTGCATACCAATCGTGATGGTCCATTTGTGTCGCGTCGGAGGC